TGAGCCATTACTAGTAGTACTCATTGATTGATAACCTATTGCAACTGATTGAGCTTCAGTAGCAGCAGTTTTTAATGATTCATATCCTACTGCTGTATTTGCAGCTCCTGAAGTAATTGCAGTAAGAGCATCGTGACCTATAGCAATTTGTCCGACTGATGTACCAGTACCAGTTGACTTTAAAGTATTTGACCCTATACAAATATTACCTGAAAATGGGATTGCACTTGTTCTTGAACCAGCAAGACCAGCTAAATATCCAATAGCGATATTGTCATCGGTAAATGCATCTGCGTGAGTGGCTTTTAGATTACCCATAGCAGTTGCACCAATACCAATATTTCTTTTTCCAGAACTATTAGCACTCCCACTTCCAACTAAAGAGTTCAATGCACCCTGACCCATTGCTACATTATTTTCTCCTATTGTTAAAGAACTTAATGCATTTTGCCCAATAGCAGTATTACTATCTCCTGTCGTAACAGCATCTGCTGAATTAGCACCAATCGCAATATTGTTATCGCCATCTGTAATGGCAGTTAAGGCACTATAACCTACAGCTACATTATTACTAGCATCATTTCCAGTTGATGCACCTTTTAATGATAGATAACCAACAGCTGTATTATTATTTCCATCATCAATAAATTGACCTGATTGATGTCCAATATAAGTATTATAATCTTCAGTTCCGATTGAAGCACCAGCCGCCTCACCAAATAAAACATTAGCAGTTGCTCCAGAGGCTAAAACATTACCTGCTTGATAGCCAAATACTGTATTTGATGAACCACTATCATTATTACTAAGACTAATGCGAGAGTTAGCATCGAGTATAAATGAAAAATTTGTGGTACTAGCTTCTCTCATAAACTTTATAACACCATCGTCAAACAAGATACCGTTCTCAAAGTTACCAGCACTTGTATTATATTTTATTCTAGCTTGACCACCAGTTAAATCCATATCAGGAAAAGTATCTGAACCTGCAAATTTAACATCAGCCCCACTTGCACCTCCAAATTGGACACCACCTGACTCATCAATTCGCATCCTTTCAGCGTCAGAAGTATTAAATACTAAATCACCTTTATTATCTGCACTACCTCTAAATCCTTGAATAGATGAGCCAACACTACCAGCAACTCTAAATTGAATGTTACCCACTGTGTCACCATCTGATGGTCTATCTGCTTCAAATTGTAAAAAGGTTTGATGATTTACACTTCCTGATTCTATTTCAAGTCTAGTATGGTTATCGAGGTCTTTAACGGATAAATTTGTGTCAGGATTAGTATTACCACTACCAATACCAACATATTGGTCATCTGTAATAACCATTGCCACTCTTGGAGAATCATTATTGTGATTACCTGTGGTAGCAAATGAAATTTTATGAGGAGATGTACCCTCTCTAGCTACTGCATCTCCAGCAAATTCTATGTAAGCACTTAATTTTTCTACATCACTACTACCATCACTATCATTACTTACACCCCAAGATTCAATGCGACCTACGACTTCACCTGCTGCTGTATGTGAACCTGCTCCATAAGTATTTAAAGTATCATTAGCAGATTTATGAAACTTTAAAACACCTGCACTAGTAGAAGCATCATCAGCATCTGAAAAACTACTAATTTCAATTCCGGGTCTAGTTGCTTCACTATTAGCTGCTGTACCTGAAATTTCGAGACTTCGACCGGGTGCTGTATTTGCAATACCGACATTACCTCCACTAAAATGACTATTACCATTAGTGTTTATAAGAGCTTTTTCAGCGTGAGATGCGTTAAATGCATATATTGTACCATCTCCAATCGAATTTCTATAAAATCCGCCTAGATTACCACCACCTGCATCTTGAGCTACTATAATAAAATCATTTGCATCTGATTGAACTTTAAGACCACCTTGCACAATCTCATCAAAATTACCATTAGAACTACTACCTTCTACAGTTAAGTCACCACTTATAGTAACATCACCAGATATTGTACCACCTGCGATCGATATATTTAATCTATTGTTTGATGTGTCTAATACAGCGTTTAACGCTTCTTGGGTTGTGTGTGAAAATCCTACAACCGCATCACCTGAAGAATCTAAAAGTACCTTATTTAATACTTCTTTTGTTGTAAACTTGTTAATATCAGCCATTGATTACTCCTTGACTTCCTCCACCACCGCCACTAGGGCAAATTAACTATTATTTAAAATCTGCTGGGACTACTGCTCTAGTTCCACCTGTTTTACTTCTTTTTCTGTTGCCATACTTCTTTATGGCATTATTAAATTTTCTTTCATGTTGTACCATCATATTCATTGCTACTTGAGATCTATTAGCATCTCCAGTAGAACCAGCTCTATCCATGTATAAACATTTCTTTACATAATCTACAATAGCAGAGTGAAACAAATTGTCCACATCTGGCGTATCTGTAATTGCAGTGACTCTTTTAGGATTACCATAGTAATGTATAAGCATTCCATTTACCATATTATGATCTATTGCTTGATATGCTTTCCTAGAAGTTCTAGTCTCAGCACTAGATGAGTATGTAGTTACCAAACTTAAATGGTCACCTCTCATGTAATATAAAATTTGATTTTCAGGATACTTTACATTACCTGTTAGTTGACCTGTACCTTCAGTAGTAGTAGCTATTGTATCTAAACTGTTAAAATCAGAAGCATTTGTAACACTGCCTCTATTTACATTTGTAACTGTAACAACATTAGAATCAACTGAAGCTGTAAAATTAGCTATAGCATGTAATGCATTTCTTACTGCTGTTGCAACTGCTGGAGCAGCATCATCTGTAGATATATCTACTTCTATACCTGTCTTTCCAGATAAAGAAGGATCTGATCCACTGCTAGAAACATCATACCAAACATAATATTCCACCACCTTATATCCGACATTTACAGTAGTGTCTGTTTCAATAGCATTTATAAAAAAATATTTACTTTGTTTATTTCCAGATTCATCTGGTCTACAAGTTATTGTTGTTACTTCTGCTGCTAATGCCATAATTAATCGCCCGGATCTTTAATTCCTGAACTCTCTGAATTTATGTCAAACATAAGTGGTTCACCATCTAAAACTCTAGGTATTTTAATATAATCACCTTCATTATCTAATATGTCTATACGATAGACTTTATTAATACCTAATAGCTCACTACTAGAATCAGTAGCACTATCACCAATGTTATAAGCTGTTTGATCTTTTAGTATATCTATTTTAGCAGATATAGACTTTTGTGAATATTCACCCATTTCATTTATAGCATCATTTATTAAAGACATAATATATGTTTCAGGAGCTTCTGGGAATACCTGTCTAACCCTACTAATAATTTGTTTTACTGTTAATGTATGTATAGAATGTGACATATTACCTCACTAACTGTGCTAAACCTTTTTCGTAGTCTGCTTGCAACTTTGCTTGTTGCTTTTCCATAGAAACTATTTCACTTAAATATGCATTACCAGCATTTATATGAGAAGATGCTAATTCTATATCTTCAGCTGTATTTGCTGTTACTGAACTATCAAATTGAACATTAGACAAAGCTCTTGTGGTTTCAATAGCATTTTGTAGTGATTTAATAGAAGCATACAAAGGAATTAAATATTCTCCATCATCTGGAAATTTTGCTACAGCGGAATCTCCAAAAGCTACTGCTGGGTATGCAAGCGTTTGAACATGAGCATTATTAGAATTACTAGGCTCTGGTACTACACTTAATATATTATTAACTATGTAATAAGCAGGGTCTGTTGCTGTAGCTGCCATCATATCACCACTATCTCTAATTCTACCATTTAAACTAGCTAAAACTTTTCTACAAGGCTGATTAATTGTACCGTCATCTCTAGTAACACTAAATACCTCTGAACCTAATAATGTAAGGCTTACACTGCTACTATTTAGTTCATTTGAAGTAGTAAACATTTCTTGTCTTGATCTTGGCAATGAATTTAAAACTTCTTTAGCACCATCTGTTAAAAATTGTGTTAATTCAGTTTGTGTAGGTGCACTGCTACCATCAATAGATAGTCCAGTTAAACCTTCTACTTGTGCTTCAAATGTTGCCATGAAGTCTTTCTCTCATTTCTTTTGTATTTTGATCTATGCTTTGTACTGACATTTCTACATCTGTTCTTTTACCCATAGCAGACATCATATACATATTAGTGGTAAATATACTTTCTGAAGCTTTCTTACCACACTTCTTACAATAAAACCACCCCTCGTCATTAGGGTGGTTACAGTGTATACATTTTTTTTTCATAAATTTTCCTTTTATAGTTTCGGGGAGAAACTTTTTTTGAATCTCCCCACAGTACTATAAACTGTTATCCTTATGTATTCGGATTAAACTAATATATACTCTACAACACAACTCCATCTACCAGCATCAAAATTAGATGCGTGGTTAATAGTTGTATTAGTACACATATATATATGATTAGTAGCTGCTGGAAGCACAATATGAGGTGCTGCCCATTCTGCATTATTTGCACTATTGAAGTTAATTTTATCGGCTTCAGTAGCTGTGGTTGCTAAGTCATATCCTTCAGGAGATAACTGTGTAGCACCAGCTCCAAATAATTCAACGCCTCCAGTAACAGCTCCGTTAACTGCTTCATTAGCAGCTGTACCAGCTTTTACGTTACCAGTCATAGCAGTTCCAGTTGCTGTTTTACAAACAAACAGAACTTTACTTACTATTATTTTAATAGCAGCATTATATCCATCAGGGACACTTGTATCAAGTGCTCCCATGTATTGTATAATGTCACCATCAGCGTATGCAGTTGTTGCTGAATCTAGTCTTGCCTCAATACAGTCACCAGCGAAACTTAAGACTTTCTTAACTCCACCTAGTTCTTCACTAAACTGTGAACCAAAACTACTACTATTTTTATTTAGACTATCTGATCTCATCTTATACTCCTTCTAGGTTGTATAATGCGTGAGACTCAGCTAGAGTAACTTCTAGACCTGCTTCAGTTAAGATCATATCTTTTCTAAGATCTTCGTCAGCAGACTGTACGTTAGTCATTACTTGTGTATCACGATTAATACCATTACCAATCAAAGGTCTGTAAGCTATTTGACTCATATCAGCCATTAACATAAACCCAGAAGCTTGACCTCTAAATAGAGGCTCTTTAACTAGGTTTAGTCTTCCATGAATTGTATCAATTACTGTTATACTATGACCAAAAGCACCTTGTCTTTCAGACATATTATAACGAGCAAGAGATGCACCAGTATTAACAGCGGTTGAAGAACCGGATTGCATAGACTGGTTTAAGAAGGCATCTGCACCTAACTTGTTAAAGAATGTAATTACTGGTAATGAGCATAGAACTAGCTTGTCAGAAGCACCACCACGAGCCGGATCAAAAATTACTTCAAGATCACTAAGTAATCTGTCGTAAGTCATCTCAGACTGTGCCACACTTCTATGATAAGCACTTCCAGAAGAATAACTAAAAGCACTGTCATCTACAACAGGGCTTGTATTCTTTAAGATGTGTCCTACTAGACCTTCAGTGTACTGAATGCCACCTACACGAGCTTTTTGACCAAAAAGCATAGCTCTTTCAATGTCAACTTTATGCTCTCTAAGCTTTGAAGCCCAGATACGACTCCACTCATCGGGATAACCACGATAGCGTGTAGCGTATGCTGTATTTGTCATTTCAGCAGCTGTTTTAAAGATCTGAGTGTAACCAAAACCATCTTCTAATTCACTTGACCAAACATCTGGAGAACCAGAACCTTCTTCAAATGAAGTACCAATGATTTGTGCTACATCATTATCTGCGATGCTATTACTTCCAGTAGCTGCTGATACATCAATTACTTTTCCAGTAAAAGATGAATCACTTGCTGCGTGAGAAATTGCACCATCTACTCTTACTAACGCTTGACCGTATCCCGCTGTAGAATCAACTGTTCCTACAGAGAAAACCATTCCTTTGACTAAATATTCAACAGCCGCTGCACCAGCAGTATCTACAGTAAATGAATACGAAGAACCTGCGGCAACAGTACCGACTGCACCTTTAATCAAGAAAGAACGATCTGAAAAACTAATTTTATTTCTGTTTTCCAAGTAACGGAACACTGGGTCATCGGTAGGTGCTTTAGAGACTTTATTTAGATAGACGAAGAATGGTGATTCTTCCGGAGTTAATTCAGCAACTCTGTCGCCAAAATTAAAAATCCGTCTTCTATCGGGTCTTTGCCCTACACTAGCATCAGAAGTAGTAGCTGTAATATCGCTGGACTTTAACGATCCAGTATTATATGATATTGCCATTTATATACCTCTTAGTATGTGTTGTTATTATTATGGTAAAGCTGCTCCAGCACCTGTTCCCATGATGCTTTCAAAGACCTTATCCGAATCCGTTTTAGGGGATTGTGGAGCTTGTCCTTGTAAGACACCAGCAGTTCTGGGTGCTTGTTTAGCTGCATTTACCGCTTCCATTGTATCGTTGTTAGCAACAGAATTACCGTTCTGCATCTGCCAGAGCTTTACTAAGTTATTTAAACCTACTTGCTCTTTAGGTTGGGTAGTGAACTGCATAAAGTCTTGAATGTCATTATCTGACATCTTATAACTTCTGCGTAACTCACCAACTGTATTTTGCATTTGCATTTCAGCCTGCATCTGTTGCTGTTGCTGGGCTAACCTTTCAGATACTAATCGATCAACTTTACTTGTGATCTTTTGATCAACAAATTTACCTGATTCAGAAGTATCATTTGTAAAGGCATCCCAAGGATTAAAGTCATCGACTGCGGGAGCTACTTCTTGAGTGCTCTGGTTTTGACCTTGTGGATTAGCTATACCGTCTTCAAGTGTTCTTACAAGATCAGGTCGCTGCTCTAGTAGTTGAAGTAATTGAGCACCTTGTTGCAGTTTAGCATTCTCGGCTTGTGACCGATCATACATAGACTGAAACTTTTTTGACTCTGCTTCAAAATCTACAGCAGGGGCTTGTTCTTGAAACTCCTGTTGATTTGTATCTACCTCTTGTGAGATAGACTGTTCATTGACGATATCTTCCACGAATGATTCATTACCACCTTGTATTCCGCTTTCGACACTTGCTTCCTGTTGTTCTAATGTAGACATATACTCTCCTTAGATGTCTCTTAGGCTTTTGGAGTTGAACTGACTTCTCTCTGAACATCTTTCAGATTACTTGCCAATTTCTCCACCTCGAGCTTCACCTCGTTTTCTAGTTTACTACGTTGTACCCTTCTGTCTGCTTTAGATTCGGAATTAACTTCGTTAAGTCTAGATTTAAACTTTTCGACTTCAACTCTTTTTCTATCACTGACAGACTCTCTTTGGGCTGTCTGCAAGTCACCTTGCAAATTCTTTATTTGTTCTGACATAGCTTGCATTTGCTGCTGCATCACTTGTTTCTCTTCAGTTCTACGCATAATACCTTCCTTGTCAAATATCTCTGGATTCTTTTTAAGAACCTCGTAACGATCCACAATGCCCATCTGGAATGCTTCAAGATATACAGCAAGTTCTGCATATTTACTAGAAGGCATAGTAGAACCGGATTCAATTCTAATATCATGTTGATCTAAAATATGTCTATCTTTCTTTAAGTCTAAGATAGCACCGTTAACATCTGAATAGAAATTAGCCATAACTTCTGTAATATTATTATTAGGCTGTGCTAATCTAAAAATCTTTTTATAGGTGTAATGACCTTTTGATAAATTATAAAGAACTTTACCAAGTTTGTTAATACTAAATTCAACATCTCTTAATTTAGATTTAGGTCTTTCACTACCTAATGCAATCATTCTCTCTGTCGCTTTGTGCGTTTCTGGTGCTTTATCCGCAAAACCATGCATCATTTCTGGCAGACCAAAGATAAAATCAATGTAAAATTCTGACTGTTGTATCAATCTATAGAACTCACCAGCTAGTGGTTGAGGTGCTGGATAGTGTGGTTCACCTTGTGATGAATCAACTTCTATCACTGCATTTGGATTAGCCCAGTCTTTTTCTAATTGATCAATATCATCTACACTGCCTAATGGTACTAATAGTTTAAGTCCCGCTGATGCTTGGGCATGTGAAAGGGCTAAAGACCATAACTTATTTAGTAACCTCTGCATCGGTCTGGCTCTAGATACATCGCTCTTGGGGTAAGGAGTGCCTGTCCAGATATTTGGTAGCGGGACTATTGGATACTCATCAGTATTTAATACTTGTTCATACAGCACTACTTCCCCTAATGTAGCACAAACTTTTATTCTAGTTTGTAAAACTTCGATAGCTGTGTAAGCTCCTATCTCAATAGCTTCTGCATTTTCACTAACAAACCTAGCGTATTCTTCTTGAGAAAGTATTTCTTCTTCTTGATTCTGCATATCTATGATGCGATAAAAAGGAACTTTTATTTTATAAAAGCGTTCTAGTATCTGATACTTCTTTACTTGAAAATAATCTTTATCCTTTACTTCTGCTGGAGTAAATACATTCATTGAGTTTCTGTTTTGTGAAGATGGATAATCTTCTTCATCGTATGTAAACCCAGATATCTCACGAATAATACCCGGTATCTCCTCACCAGTCTCAGGGTCAACACTATCATTTAATTCAGGGTAGAGGTTGACGACTTGTTCACCAGTGAGGATGGTAGAAAGGATAAGCCCATCTGAATCACCGAACCAACGATCTCTTGAGCTAGGAGATGCGTATACCCTAAAAGGGTCGAGATAAGTAAACTTGACATCACCTCTACCGAAATCTGATTCCCTGTCAATGTAAGCATACAAATAACCCATACCAGTAGTAGCATAGTCTTGTATTGCTTGCTTCATTTGCCAATCACCATCTGATTTCTGCCAGACATAACCCATTATTGTTCTCCATAATGTAGCTACTTGCACATCAGAATCTTCTCTAGGAGTTATAGTAAATGCTGGAGGTCGAGAGGTTAATACTGCTTTAAATTTTTCTATAGCTGCTGATACCCTATCCATAGGTATATCAGCTTGATTACGTTGAGATAGCTCATCAGACTCATCGTTAGTAAAATGATTACCAAGATAGAAGTCTATATCTTTTCTAGCTTCAGTATCCCAATCAGAACGAGCATCACGCCATTGACGATATAGCTCTTCGTTTTGTTTTGCTCTTGGGTCTTGATCCATTAAATCTCTATTCCAAGATTAAAAGGACTTGAAGGCATAAATCTTGAAGTGTCTGGTAAGCTTTCAATTCTTTCTGCACCCTGATTTAATAAAGAATCTAATCTAATTCTTTCCAATGTATTTTGTGCTTTATCCCTAACAAGCTCTTCGTTTTCCATTTCTAACTCACCTCTTAATGATCTCATATAATCACCTTGCTGCATACCACTTGGTATTGGTGACATCACTTCACCAGAACTTGGAGGTCTTTGATCGAAAGGTACGAAAGGATTAGCTTGTGGCTGTTGAGCCATTAAAGACTGTAAGTACTGCTGCATCATAGCATCCTCTTGAACTGCACCACCTTCTTGATAGCCCATTATTTCTTCTGGAAGATTAGATATTTCCCTTACTCCTCTTATTTTTGAAATAAGGTTTCTTATACTAGGAGCAATTCCACCAGAATATGTTGTTGGATATTGATACAACTTTCCATCTATTTCAGAAAATTGCATCTCTTTACCTTTAGATCCAAGACCAACACCTTTTGCACTTTGATAATCATAAAGAATGTTTCCAGAATTAGGATCTATAGCTTTTATTAAATTATAATTAAGTTCATCAGCTTTATTACCTTTTGCTTCTTGCATATCATAAAGAACAGACTGTATAGTACTATAATCATCACTTTCTAATGCATTATTAACTATATCAGACACACTGCCACCATTTTGATAGCCATACATTTTCTTTTTCTTTTTAGCTTTACCACCATGCATAAAACCCAATAGATTTAATAGACCTGTTTTTGGTTTTTGATATTGACTATAAAATTCTTTTCTATATCTTTCTGGTAAATCATACATACTTGGAGCTTCCCCTTCATACTCTCTTGGATCTTCTCCTAAAGCTCTGCGATCTCTATTAGGGTCAAAACCAAATAAAGATTTATATTCTTCTTTTGGCTCTAAGCCAAACTCTTCTTGTAATTCCCTACGTTGTCTATTACTATATAATCTACTTTGATCATCTTCCATAGATTGATAAGATTTACTATTTTGTATTTTTTCTCTTACATCAAATAATTCTTTTCTTTCTTCCTCACTTAATAAATTCCTAGGATATTTATCTAATTGAGATGGTACTTTACTTGCTGAATCAACCCTAATTCTTTTTTCTAAATCATCTCTTCTTTTATCAATTTTTTCTTCAATCCTTATAAGTTTTCTAGCTAATCTTTTTTCGTTTTCAGGTACTTTAAAATTAGGATTATTTTTAAATACACTTTCTTCTCCCGGAGTATCATACACACCAGACCTATTTAAAAATTCAAACATCAATTCTCTATCTTCAGGAAGAAAACCAATTAAATTATTTTTTGCTTTTGTATGTTCAGACTCATAATGATCTAAATATTTTTCTTCTTGAGGTCTTAATATGTCCTTACCGTATGTTTGCCCTTCTTCAAGTTCTCCAAAAAAATTTCTTTTAGGCTGACTATACATTTTACCTGCCATTGGTGGTTCAAATTGTGATATTTTTTTTAAAAGATCAACAGGCTCTGCTCTTCTCAATGCCATATCTAATACAGAACCGCCATCCTGCATACCTAGTGGACTCATCCTAGGAGTAAAATTTTGTTGTTCTTCAGTAGACAAAGAATCTCCAGATATTATTTTTCTTAATAACTCAGATTGAATTTCAGTTGGTAAACCCATTGGTTTTTCCATTTTAGGTGTAAGCATTGATCTTTCTTCATCTGATATATCTAACCCTGATATTATTTTTCTAACTACCTTTGCTTGATCTTCATCAAAAGTACCCATTAAATTACTAGCTTTCATGGGCATTAATTTTTTTAACTTATTTAAATTATAAATTGAATCAACAGAACCGCCATCCTGCATGTAACCCATTTTATTTCTAACATCTTCGGGTAGTTTAGCAAGTCCGGGGTTATTATCAGGAACTGGTTTTAAATTAGACATAGCCTGTCCACCATCTTCGTATTTATTTACCATACCACCATGACCATACTGCTTTGCATTGACCATACCGCCACCATACATGCCAGTCATATTCTTTAATGTAGCCTGTGCTATCAGTCTATCTATCTCAGAATGACCACCAGCTTCAGGCATATCGTTTAATTTTTCCAATGTGGGAACTCCTATCATATCCACAGCTTCTTTGCGAATCACAAATTCACCGGGGGTTAATATTGCTTTTACTGTATCTGTAGTACCGGGCATTAGTCTCTAATCTCAAAATGGGGAAAATCATCGAAACGATTGTCCATTACTTGAAAATCCATATCCCAGTCACCGCCCCATCTTAGATTGTAACCCATGCTCCTGCCAATGCCGATAACAAAACCAGCGAAAAGAGTCTGTCTCTCTCTATCTTCCCAATCCACAGGATAAGGGGTAACGTCAACGGCTTTAGAAGGACTAGAGTTGTGCCTACCGTTAGGATACTTAACTTTAGTGCGACCTTCATCATATAATTTGTTTTGCCTTTCTTTGCTTCTATGCCCTTCTAGAATAGAGCAGTCCACATGTTTGATTACTTCAGTAAAGACTTCTTGCAAACGCTCATCGCAAGTAGATAATCTAGACTTTGATCTTTTAGAAAAGTATGGCATGTGGATTTGAATTTAAATATAAGTTATACATAAACAAAAGACAAATAATATTTTTATGCACGAGATCCAGTCATCCAGTTGTACGCTTTTTTCTTCATACGTCTAACAGGACTAGCTTCTTCATTTAGTAATGATTCTCGTTTAGTCCTTGTACTTTTAGGAGCTTTAGCAAAGTAGTCTGCATAATACAGGGCATCCATAACATCATCGTTTCTAGGTTTAGGATGTTCAAAAAACTCATCTACTAACTCTGTCATTTCTCTTCTAATGTAAAGCTTTTTAGAATTAACGATAACACCTAAGCTTGTTTCAAGCCTATCTTGCTTTTTAATTCTAGCAGGCGGCTTAACCCCTTTGAAGATTCCGGGCATCAATCTTTTTTCACTAGCAGACATCCTCGTTACCATATCCCTAACCATTTCCTGTGCCGCTACAGTTTCTATTGTGACTCTTCTTACAGGTGTATACTTGTTTGCTAGTCTTATAATTTCTTTTGGTACATCAAATGTTGGTATTCTCTCTCTAAAATACTCTAATACATAGCGATTATTATTAGAATCAATAGCCATAACTAGTATAACTTGAAAGTCAGATGTCTCTGAAGCTGTCGCTGCTAGGTCAACTCCTAAGTAAATGTTTACTGGTATAGCATCTTCACCGTCTATAAGGTAATTAAACTTGTTTCTAGTTTCTACTTTACCATTAAAGTATTGTATTCGATCTATTTTAAACGCTGCGTTAGATATATCTCTCGCATCATTCATGTACTCTTGTGCAAACTTATTGACTAGACCAGCTTCGATAAACTCTCTTTTCTTTGCTGCTAACTTTTTTAAGGAGAATTGGTCTTTCCAAATAGACTTACCATCTTCTATTGCCCTTTTAAATGTTACCTTCCAAGGATAAGTCCTACCTTCTTCCTGAGCTTTCTTGTTTCCATCTACTACTGCCTGTAAAAAACTATCAAAGTGTACTATTGTACCAGCTAACCATATCCAACCTTCTCTACCCGGTGTCTCTTCTAATGCTGGATATACTGTAGATACGATCCATTTCTTAATATCCGCTCTACGCTCTGGCGTTTTGGTATTTAGTTCTGATTCAAAGTCGTATCTAAGACGTTTATTCATTTCAAAATGATTGCGTAAATACTTTAAATGGTCAATAGACTGACTCTGTTCTTCGGATACCCATGCAATAAAGTGCTGCTCATCATCTTGTGCAAATACAAGTTTATGCATAATAGCTGCTTTAGATAAGATAGACTTACCAAAGCCCCTAGGCATGATAATACAACTACGGCTGCCGGGTTTAGATGTAATTAGTTTGTCTGCTACATCGTAATGAAATGCTGGTGACCTAGACTTTTTAAGAAAGTCATTTGGTAAGAAAGCCCTTCCAAAGTAAATAAGACTTTTATAGGACTTAGCTAACACCTCATCCCGCTCTTTCATTTCAGATGGAGATGGATTAATATTAAAATTGTCCATTATTTGAGTTTTAAAGACTTATTTGTTTTAAATGATATATTGTATAGACTGTTACCTACTTTAATCCTTTTAGGTACTGTATAGCTCCAAACAGAGCTAGTCTGTGTATCCCAATAAGTACTGTTAACCGTTACTGCTTGTATCACCATTTGTTAATTCCTTTTTCTTTTCACTTAACATGCCCTGCTCAAATGCTTTTAGTTTCTCCTTACTAAAGCCAGTAAACTCCTGTATCAGTGCAATAGACTCTGACTTCTTCTCTGTATTAAGCATTCCTGATATCTTCATTAATGTTTCTAGTGCTCTAAGCTTATCATTGTCTTTTACATCTGTTTTATCAACAACATCCTTAGTGCTCTCTAGTAAATACCTTTTGGTAATACCAACATCTGCCATTAACTCTTCTATTTCTTTATCCACTTGATCCCTCACAGTTTTACTTTTTAATAATAGTTTTGACTTACGCCTAGCATCATCTGTACTTGTAGTTTTAGGATAGGCTTTGATATAGGCACTCTCTGGGTCTAACCCCATTGCAATATATTTAGAGAATATCTTCTTTTGTTTGGTCATACCGCCATGTATTCTAGAATCATAGCTATGTCTTTTTACAAAACGGTAGATACTATCTGTTATATCTCCAACTAAAGAAGTGCTCTTTCTAACTGTTATCATTCCTATTACAGTTCTAATATATTCTTCTTTAGACTTATTACCCTTCATAGTGTCTTTTAATAAAACCTGAACTATTTTACCATCATCTGATAAACACCATTGACCTTGTTTGGCTTCTCTCCAGTCTTTAATTAGTTTTTCTGTAGGGTGTGCTGTGCGAAACTCTGCTTCGCTTTCATAAGCGTAATGCTTAACACCCTTTATGATTCTTGAGAGTGCCACTAGTTGGGATTATTTAAACTATACTCGTCTATTTCTATGAGCTCTAACTCAGGCATGTTATTTACCCTGTAGACTAACTCAGCCATTAAGCTGACGTTTCTTGAATTGGGGTCTATAAGATCTAATATTTTAAGCTCACTGGATATCTCTCTACATCTTTGTATGTTTGTAAAGACATCTTTTATTTCATAATCACCAATTAAGGCTTTTTCAAACATTGTTCTTTCTCTATCCATATTTAAATTTAATAATAACTTGACAAGTTGCAACTATATATAATAATATTATCTATCCCCCCCTATTTAGCCCGGTTGAATTTATAATAGTACTATAGTATATATAGTATAGTAGTATATATAGTATAGTAGTATTATTATATATTATATATATTA